CACCAAATGGTACTTTCACTGGACCAGGCGGTGCTTTAACTTCATTTCAAGCTGTACAAGGTTCATCATTTGCTTTTAGTATTGTTGCTTCCGGTAGTACACCCATTCCAAGATTAGTTTATAATTTCGGTGGTGATATAAATTCTTCTGCTAATTTAACCGCAACAGAAAAAAATTACCATAGAGTTGGTATAGGTATTGTAAACAAACTAAAAAAATGAAAAAGAAAATATCTTTAGATTACATAAAAAAACATACCGGACCAAAGCCGGATACCCGCAAATTAACAAAAACCAAAAAGACTGGTCGTAAATGACCAACAATCTTAGGAGATAACAAATGTCAGATACAAATAATGTTGAACAATCTCAACCTGTCGGGACTCAACCAGAATTAGTTAACACAGCCCCAGCTGAAGATCCTGTAATTGCCCATGAACGAGCTATGTTTACTCGTTATGTTCAAGATCAAGGTCAGAAGATCCCATCTAACTTTAAAGATGCGGATGCTTGGTTTAACAGCCTAGTAGAAGCCCGTAAAGGATTTACTCAGGCAAGGCAGGAAATCGCTGCCCTAAAGAAGCAGTATAATGAAAATGGTGTAGTTAATCCTGATTTTCAGGAACAACCCGTATCAACTACTCCAGATCAACCTAAAGAAGACTTATCATCGGTAGATGAAACTCTTCAAATCAAAGCTCAAGATGCATCTAAGCCACCAGTAGGATCTAGGGTTAGTGCTGAAGATTGGACAAAGTGGGGTCGTGAAATTGACTCTACAGGTAATGTTAGTCCATCCACTCGCGCTGAAATCAAGGAAAGAATGGGTGCTGATGATGTAATTATAGAACAGATGATCCGTGGTCGCAAGGCACTAGCCAAGCAATCATGGGACGAAGCAGCTTCAGTTGTAGGCGGTGGAGACAACTTAAAGCGTTTGTTCAAGTGGGCTCAAAGTTCTTTTTCAAAGGAAGAAATTGAAGCCACTAACCGTGCCTTGCAATCCAATGCGTACAAGAATGTTCTAATTGGGCTAAAGGCTAGGTTTGAATCAGAAAACAAGACTAAACAGCCTCTATCCCAGGAGCCTAGAGCTGTGGAAAATCGGGTTAATGCATCTCAGGCTCCTCAACAAGTGCAAGTATTTAAGAATATGTCCGAACAACGGGCAGCTCTATCAGATCCTCGGTATCGTACCGACGCTAATTTTAGAAAAGCAGTAGAGCAAATGCTTATTAATACTTCACGTTATGGGTTTAGAAATCGTTAACTCCGTACAATCCACATGGACACGGAATAACTAATGGTTTCTCCTAAGTTTTACTTTTTTTACTAATTACTTTATTTAAGGAGAAACAACAATGCCAGACAGTCTTTCAAACATTTTCCCAATTGATTCAGGTCCAGATGGCGGTTCATTAAGTGCAGAAAACCACTTATGGCCCCGTGGTGGTCAAGCCGCTTCTCAATCCAGCGTACCCAGTGTTTCTGGTACTGCAAACCCAGACTACTGGTTGCCTGTTTGGTCTGGCGAGGTTCTAAATGCTTATGACCAGTACAATATTTTTGAACCAATGGTTGTTACTGAAACCATTGAATCAGGTACTACTAAACGATTCCCAATTACTGGTGTAGTCGGTCACAAGGGTATTTGGAGTGCTGGTGAAGAACTAGTCGGTGATTCAGGTATTTCAACACCAGGTTGGTTCGATATTTCACTTGATCAGCGTCCTATGGCCGCTTATTTTGAACTAGATGATATCCACCTTATGCTTACCCAGTGGGACTATAGAGCAGAACTAGCCCGTCAGGCTGGCCTTGCTCTAGCTAACGTCCGTGACAAGCAAATTGCTTGCATGATTGCACAAGGCGCATTTGCTGATAACCGCAATCCATTTGGTACTGGTTTAGCTGGTATGAACAATGCTAACTATGGTGGTGGCTTCAAGTTTGATGGTAACTCCAAGTTCAACAACCTTGGTAACAGAGGTACTTCTGTAACTGATACTGATAGAACCGATGCAGCTCTAGAGCTTCTTCGTTATCTTGAAATGTACATGGTTAACCTACAGGAAAGCGACGTTCCTTCAGGTGAAGTATATTGCGCTGTAACCCCAGCTGCTTTCCACGACATCAGAGCTCTTGGTATTGCCCGTGATGCTACTGGTTTAGTCGGTGGTGCTGGTAGACCATTCTTTGGTGGTGTATCAGAAGCTGGTGGTCTAGGTGCTGGCCTAAACCAAGGCATGTTCGGTATTACCGATATGCTAGAGTATATGGGCGTTAAGATTATCAAGAGCAATCACCTTGGTCAGCTTTATGGTAATCGCGTACTTTCAAATGGCACTGGTACAGGTGCTGTAGCTTCAACCGCTAACAAGGCCAGAGTAGTAAGTGCATCTACTGGTTTAGTTACAACCGCTGGTGTAATCCGCGATCTTGGTGACCAGAAGTATAACTTCGATTGGTGTCGTGACGTTGATGGTACTTTCACCACTGGTTCTGCTCAGGATACCGGCGGCCCAACTGGTCCTGTTAAGCCAGTTAAAGCACTCATTTGGCAGAAAAACGCAATTTGCTCAATGCGTCTACAGGGTATGAAGGTTGAAACCGTAAAGGATGTCCGTAGAGGCACATTCTTTACAGTTGCTAGCATCATGGGTGGTGCTGGTATTCTAAGACCAGAACTTTGCGCTGCTATTCAGGGTACTCATTCAATTTCATAATTTGATAACTTAATACTTTGTGCCTAGGGGGTCGAAAGATCCCCTAGGCATTTTTTTTTAAAAAGGAGGATTTATGCTTAAACCATATAATCCAATACAACAATCGTCCCGTGGACTTGGTGATTCAATTGCTAAAATAGCCAAGGCTGTTGGTATTAAACAAAAGCCTGGTTGTGGATGCGAAAAACGCCAAGAGATGCTTAATAAGCTTGTACCATATAACAAGAAAGGAGCTAAGTAATGGGGTTATATAGCTATACAGAAGCTATAAACCATATGTTGCTAGTTTCTGGAGAGCATTTAGTTAGTGATCTTAGTACTGAGGCTGGTGTTGATATTAGTGTTGCAGAGTTTATTCTGAAGAAAACAATAAAAACATATCAACTACGCGGTTTAGCTAATAATAGATATGTCGTAACTATAGCTCCAGATGTCAACGGTAAAATAAACTTACCATCTACTGCTTGCTATGCACAGGTTGTTGAGCCTTTGTTCGATCCTACGACGGGGGAGGTGATCCAAACAACAATTAAGTCCAATCCGACTAGGTTGTTCAACATTACCAAGCAGACAGATGTTTTTGCTAAGTCCTTACAAGTTGAAGTAATTATTACCCTAGGTAATGAAGCAAGTAAATATGGGTGGGATGATATAGATTCTCCCATGCAAAAAGCAATTATGGACTCAGCAGCAAGAGAATATCAAATGGTAACACAAGGTGATGTTAATGTTGATAAGATTCTTGCTACCAATGAACTATTCCATAGAGCTAGGGGTAGAGCTTCTGATGTATTCAAGAAAAATAGATCTATTTTCTTAGGCGACCCAGGCACTAGAGCTGCCGTAAGCCGCCGAGGTATTCTTTCTAACGATCCGTACTTTACTAGAACGAGGTTCTAATGGCATTTATAAGACTTCCAATCAATAGCCTTAGCGGTGGTGTAGGTAGACAATCACCTACGAAACGATTGACAACTGAAGCAGAGAACATTGATAACTGCTTAGTTACGCTTGAGAGGTCTGCCGAAAAAAGACCACCGTTAAGTAGCGTTAATACTGGGCTAGGGGGTGCGTATTTAGATATACCATTTCTAAATCCACCCCTTAACCTTAATTTTAATTTAGATAATTTATATTTTCACTTTTTAGATATTGACGGGTTTAACCGTTATTGTATAATAATCAACAGAGCTGGATATGATTTTGAGCCATCCTCAAATTACATAAGTCCAACATCTGGCGAAATTAATCTTTCTAACTTCATTACTGTTTATAGAATTGAACCTACTGAGTGGGTTAAAGAAACCGTAGATTCAACTATAGGCACTACATCAAGTAATACTTCTGGATTTAATAGAGCAATTTTTGAATACTTAACTTATGGTAATAAATCAATTACTACTAATTATAAAGTAGCTAGATCAACTGTTACTAATGTGTCTCCAGCATCAATAAAAGATACCTTTGGATCTACAGATTTTGATGTAGGTATTATTCTTTGGAACAAAAGAATAGAAATAGATTATTTACCGGATAATAGTGCATTAGAAATTGTTGGTATACCTTCTACTGGCTGGGGTGGAACCTTTGCTACTAATAATTATATTCATTCTGGTGATGTAATTAATTATAAAGTTTCAACAGGAAGTGGAAATTCACCACAAAACGAAGATTTAGTTGGTGATACTAATTATTTGAAAAATGTTAGAGATGATATTAACCTTTCTGTTGACTCAACAACACAAGAAGTTGTTGATATTGGGCAAAGCAAAGAAACATTTGAAGGAATACCTCAGTTTCCTGTTGCTACTATTCAAACAAACTTAAGTGCATTTTGCGGCTATCGGGCTACAAGAACATTAAATGATTTAGTT